TCGATGATAGTCCGGTGAATCCGATATATTTGGTCGACAAGCATGAGGAACTGATAATCGAGGCGCTGGTGATGCCTATTGCATAACGTGTAAATCGAGGGGAACTGACATGGCCGAGAATAGCAGCATCCAATGGACGACACACAGTTTCAATCACGTTCGCGGCTGCACCAAAATTTCACCGGGCTGTGCGCACTGCTACGCCGAAGCGATGAGCAGGCGCAACCCGCTCGTGCTCGGCATGTGGGGGCCGTCGGGAACGCGCGTGGTCGCGGCCGAGGCGCAGTGGAAGTTGCCGGTGAAGTGGAATCGCGAAGCGGGGGAAACTGTCAAACGATGGGAGATGGCCGCACGGGAAGTGCAGAGCGAATACGACTACGTCGATCCCTACGAGCGGCCCCGCGTGTTCTGTGCGAGTCTCGCCGACGTTTTCGAGGCGTGGGATGGGCCGATGGTGGATTCCTGGGGGACTGAGTTGTGCATCTGCCATGAGTGCGGAACGTTCATGCACTACTCGAGTCGTGAATGCAAACCGGGCTGTACATGCGACCGTGCTCCCCGCCGACTCACGATGCAGGACGTTCGCGCCCGGCTCTTTCGCCTCATCGACGACACGCCGAACCTTGACTGGTTGGTTCTCACGAAGCGCCCTGAGAATATCGCGAAGATGATGCCGGCAGTCGGCCTTCCCGATGCTGGCGTGCCCGGAACACTGGGGCGGCGGATCATGCTGCCTAATCTCTGGCTCGGCACCAGCGTGGAGAACCAGACCGCCGCGAACGAGCGTATCCCGCATCTGCTCCGCGTGCCGGCGGCCGTGCGGTTTCTTAGCGTGGAACCGATGTTGGGGCCGGTGGACCTTGAACCGTTCTTGGCTTACCCGCCATTCCATGAGAACTACAAGATGACGTTCGGTGCGAATGATTTTCGCGGCATCGACTGGTGTATCATCGGTGGAGAATCGGGCCCTCGCGCCCGCCCCTGCAACGTCTCCTGGATTCGCAGCGTGGTTGAGCAGTGCAAGGCGGCGGAAGTGCCGGTGTTCGTCAAACAACTCGGGGCGAACATCATCGACCGCAATGACCGCGGCTTCGAAGCCGAGAACGAACGATGGGCGGAAGGCCAGCATGAAGGCCAGCCCACCAACCCGGAAGCATGGCCGACACCGGTTGACGTTGAGCACGACCTGGATGGCACCATCGACGGTTACCAGGGTGCTCCCGTGCGGGTGCATCTCGTGGACAAGAAAGGCGGCGACATGGACGAATGGCCGAGTGATTTGCGGGTGCGTGAATTTCCCCGAGCGGAGGAGGCAGGGCGGTCATGAGCATTGCGGGCAAGACGCCATTGAAGGCCCCGTTTCCCTACCCCGGTGGGAAGAGCGCCGTCGCCGATATGGTCTGGGCTCGCCTCGGCAACGTGGCGAACTACCTGGAACCATTCGCCGGTTCTCTCGCGACTCTGTTGCGCCGTCCGGCCGACCACTTCGCGAACGGCTATCGCGTGGAAACAGTTAACGACGCGAATTCCTACCTCGTGAATTTCTGGCGATGCTTGGAAAAGGGTTTGCATGCCGAGGTCGCGAAGCACGCGGACTGGCCGGTGATGGAAGCCGATTTGCACGCGCGGCATCGGTGGCTCGTTCGCTCCGATGAGGCCCACGGCTGGCGAACGCAGTTCGTGCACGATCCGGACTTCTGCGATCCGAAGATTGCGGGCTGGTGGTGCTGGGGGCAGTGCTGTTGGATCGGCTCCGGGTGGTGCGGTGAGAGCGTCGTCGATCATGCGGCGCGGCCGATCATCACGGGCTCGGAAGGGCAGTTGGGGCGGGGCGTGCATAGTGGAGCTCCGGAATCTTTGCAGATTCCCGAGCTGGCTAGCAATATGGGCCGCGGTGTAACCGCGGCCCATATCAAACGCTCCGCCCTTGGGAATGCTCGCGGCGTCACGAATCTCAGCCATTCCAAGGCCCTTGAGCCCACCGACTGGGAGCAGAGACCGGTTCTCGGCGACGCTGGCCGGGGCGTTGCTGGCGATCTTGTCGGCGGCCGCCCGCAGCTGGCCGATGCGTTCGATATTGGGCGGGGGGTGAACTCGAATGGGAATGCGGCACTTTCTGCGCAAGTGCCGCATATCTCCAACAGGGGGCAGGGCGTAAACGCCCTGCCCCCTGTTGATACTTGCTCTGCCCGCCGCGACTGGCTCATCGACTGGATGCAACGCCTCTCCGACCGTCTCCGCCTCGTCCGCACCTGCTACGGCCACTGGAACCGCATCTGCGATTCCGACAGTACCCTCACGCGGCTGGGAACGACCGGCGTGTTTCTCGACCCGCCCTACCCGCTCGTCCAGAAGGTCAGCGGGAAGAAGTCGCGGGCCGGGAATCTCTACGCCACGGACGCGGGCCAGGATTTGTGCAAACTGCGAGACGAGGTGCTCGACTGGTGCCGGCGGTGGGGCCATGACAAGGCGATTCGCGTGGCTCTGTGCTGCTACGAAGGGGACGGCTACGAACCGCTGGCCGATGAGGGGTGGACCGTTGAATCATGGAGCGCCAATGGCGGATATGGGAACCAAGCTGGCAATGGAAAATCAGCTAATGCCGACCGGGAGCGCATCTACTTTTCTCCGGCGTGTGTATCGGAATCGAGTCTGTTTGACGCCATCGCCGAGGCCGCGCCATGACCTACGGGGGCCTGTTCAGCGGCGCGGGCGGTTTCGGCGAGTTTTCGTCAGCGGGTCGCCGAGTAGATCAGTGCCGAGCGTCGCCGTCTCGTTCCGCCACGAGCCGGGGGCCGTCGATGAGTCACGACACGAGCCACGCGAATGCAGGCGGGCAGGTAGCGATAACGAACGGCCTCTGGGTCCGTCGATTGACGCCACGGGAATGCGAGCGCCTGCAAGGCTGGCCCGACGACTGGACCCGCTACCGCGCGGACGGCCGCGAGATCGCCGACGGGCCACGGTATCGCATGGTGGGCAACGGCGTGGCCGCTCCGGTCGCGGCGTGGATCGCGCGGCGGCTAATGGCCGCGCGGCACCAACACTGAATACGAGGAATATGCCCCTCCACCACGCCGACGCCCTGGCCGTCCTGCCCACCGTCGGCGACAACTCCCACGACCTCGTTATCTGCGACCCACCCTACAACGTCGGCATGACATACGAAGGCTCATGCAACGACTCACTACCGCCACGGGAATACCGTACCTGGTGCGCCGGCTGGTTCCACCACTGCTTCCGCATCGCCGCGAAATATCTCATCATTTTCCCAGGTCTCAAACACCTCGCAGACTGGAACCATTATCTCCCATCCGGTCAGGGCTCATGGTTCAAGCCTGGCAATCCCTCCGGGGGTGGCTGTTTCCGCTACTGCGAATCCGAGCCGTGGCTTCTCTGGACGAAGGGCGGGGCGTGGTGCTCGTATAGCGACACGATCACGGCATCGTTGCCGTCCCACGGGCAGCGGGACACCGGCGGCCATCCCTGCCCCAAGCCACCGAAGCTGTACGCGGAATTGCTCCGGCGGTTCAAACCGCTCTCAGTGCTCGACCCATTCATGGGTAGCGGCACGATGGGCGTGGAGTGCGCCAAGCTCTCCATCCCATTCACAGGGATAGAGCTGTCGCAGGTGTACTTCGCCACGGCCTCGGCTCGCATCGCTGCTGCTCTCGGCGAATCGCCGCATCAGTGGACATCATTGAATCTCGGAGACTCGCGCGAAGAGCGGCCCGTCCTGCCGACCTCGCCAGCCCTGGACTGCGAAACGGACCTGGTAGATCGATTATTCGACCCCGGCAAAAGACTCGTATCGCGTAGGACGGACGGCCGCAAGAGAGGGCATAGACGTACCGGGCCGTGATATGAGGCGTCACTTCACCAGCGGCGATAAGAGCGATCAGGGCTTCCCACGTTGAGCCCCCGCCCGCCAGGTGATGCCGGGCCTTCTGCGCAATCCTGTTAGCCTCATACACCGATGGATAGAGTCCGAAATTGACAGGGTAGATACCTTCGCGGTGTGATGCCGGCACGCGGAGTTGATACCGCCCCGGTGCTACTTCTCGAATCCACTTCGGTAAGAACTGCGAGCGTCGTTCGCGGTGTTTGGTGCGAAAATCAGTTGACGGCATCCCCGAATCCTCCGAAGATATAGGAGGATTGGGATGCCGCCGACGCCCGGCGACATGAGGAACCGAACCTAAGGTCCAGTCGGGTGAGCGCCCGGCTGGACCGCTTTCGTTTCCCGAATTACAAGTTGATGATGGTTAGTATGCGGAATGGATTGCCTGCATTCGACATTAGGGCAGGCAAAGGGCCGCTCCACAATCGGTGGTGAAAGCCCGCCGGTGGTGAGCGGGTGTAACCAGCATGTGTGTTGACGTGTGGCGAAGCGAAAGAAACAAGTCAAGTCTCCACCAAAAGTTGCATCTATAAAAAGCGACGATGCCATCCCCGGCGAATTACGTTTCGAATGGCGCGACCCCGCCGAGCTATCCGAGAATCCACGCAACTGGCGACGCCATCCCGAGCATCAACTCGCGGCTCTCTCCGATGTAATCTCCGAAGTCGGCTGGGCGGGCGCGTGCCTGTTCAACGAGCGAACGGGGCGGCTCGTGGATGGCCACGCCCGCCAGAAGATCGCGCTCAAGAACGGCTCCAAGAAAGTTCCGGTTCTGATCGGCGATTGGGATGAGGAGACCGAGGCGAAGATACTGGCGACGCTGGACCCGATCGCGGCGATGGCAACGGCCGATTCCGCCGCGCTCGAGGCGTTGCTCAAGAGTGTATCAACCGCGTCCCCGGCTATCGACCAGATGCTCAAGGAGCTATCGGAGGATGCAGCGAAGGCGGCCGGCGGTCCGGAGCCTGGAGGCGGCGGCGATGAGTTCGGCACGACTCCGGAGGCGAGCGGGCCGACGCGGAAGTGTCCCGGCCGCAGGCATCGCCCGAGCATCCGACCATGAAGCCCGTGGCGCTGGTCTCGCGAGCAATCGAGAACAGTAGCATTGCCGGGCAGTTGGTGCTCGACCCGTTCCTCGGCTCCGGCACCACGCTCATCGCCGCTCATCGCCTCGGCCGCACCGCCTACGGTTGTGAGATTTCCGAACGGTACTGTGATGTCATTTTGAAGAGAGCGGAGGCCGAGGGGCTTACCTGCGAGAGATCCGAGTAATGGCCGGCCGTAAGCCCATCCTGGACCCGGAACTCGTCGCGGCCAAGCTGGTCGAGCTGTCCGGGAACATCTCCGGGACGGCGCGGGCGTTCCACGTCTCGCGGACGGCCGTGCAACAGTTAATCAAGAAGCGGGCGTCGCTGCAGGAAGTTCTCTCCGATTCGCGTGAGGGGATGCTCGATAATGTGGAGTCGGCGCTGTACAAGGCGGCGCTGGCGGGCGAGGCGTGGGCGGTGTGTTTCTTTTTGAAGACGCAGGGCAAGAGTCGCGGCTATATTGAACGTCAGGAAGTCACTGGCAAGGATGGAGAATCGCTGGCCAACAAGAATGATCACAACATCTTCGTTACCTCCGACGACCTCGACGAGGCCCGTAGATTCCTGGAACGTGGCGGCCTTGGCAACCTACATCCGAACGGTGGCCAAGAACCCGTGGATACCGCATCCGCCGCATCCACGCCAGCGGCAATTCCTCCTGCTGACCTACAATCGTGAAGTGCTGTTCGGCGGCGCGGCCCGCGGCGGCAAGAGTGATGCCCTGCTCATGGCTGCCGCGCAATTCCTGCACGTTCCCGGTTACGCGGCGCTCTTGCTTCGCCGCAACTACCCGGACCTGATGCAGCCCGATGGGCTCATACCTCGATCCCTCGAATGGTGGGCGAATAAGAGCGACGCCCATTGGTCCAGTCAGAATCGTCAATGGACGTTCCGGTGTCCGAATGGCGGCTCGTCGATCATTCAGTTCGGCTATTGTTCGGCCGACAACGACATTTACAGATACCAGGGATCGCAGTATCAATTCTGTGGGTGGGACGAACTGACGCAGTTTACGGAGCAACAATATTTATATCTGTTTTCTCGGCAGTCGCGGCCGGCGACGGGCCTTCTCTCGCAAGTGCCGCTGCGAACGCGGGCCGGGAGCAACCCTGGCGGCGTGGGGCATATCTGGTGCAAGGAACGCTTCATCGACCACGAGACCGCGAAGGGCGTATACGTTCCATCGCGTGTGATCGACAACCCTACAGTGGATGGAGAGGTTTATGTGGAATCACTGGGATTTCTCGACGCCGTGACGAAGGCGCAGTTGCTCGAAGGCGATTGGGAGATTGTGGCCGATTCGTTCTTCCGCGGCCTGGAGCGCATCCAGATTGTCGCGGCGAGGCCTCTCAACGAAGCGTTCGTGCGCCGTGTGCGATTCTGGGATTTAGCCGCGACTGAGAAACAAGCCGGCACCGATCCCGATTGGACGGTAGGTATCGAGATGGGCCGGCACAAGGACGGCTCGCTGTGGTTGCTCGACATGAAGCGAGAACGGCTCGGACCTAAGGGCGTTCGCGGCCTCATCAAACAGACCGCCGCGATGGATACGACC